AAACAACCGTTAAGGGGCATTGGAAGCCTTTGCCCCTTAACTTTTAGAGAGGAACAAGATGGCAGCGACTTATGTGACAGTAGCGGAATTACGATCTGCGCTGGGCATTGGTTCACTTTACAGCGATGCAGTTGTCGAGGAAGTCTGTCAATCATCTGAGGATATTGTTAGTTCTTATCTTTGGAAAAATCAATTAAACAATGTTGGGCATAGCAACACAGCTACAACTGGAACTTTATATTTTAGCCAATCAATTTACGGCGTTTATTATGTTGGTCAAACAGTAGTCATTAGCGGTAACGGTGCTAAACATAATGGCTCAAAGACTTTAACTGGTGTTAGCGGAAACACCATTACTTACAATATTGCTGGTAACAATACCCCAGCCCCATTTCACCCAGTCAACCCATTTGGAACTGTCTCAGCTGACACTTATGTCGATTATGCGACTGTGCCAGCAGTTCGTGAAGCGTCACTCATGGTTGCTGTTGACATTTGGCAATCACGCCAAGCCAGCAACTCAACAAGCATTACCCCTGATTTTCAACCTAGCCCTTGGCGTATGTCTGCCAGTCTGATCGCAAAAGTAAGAGGTTTGTTAGCACCATATTTAAGTCCTAACAGCTTGGTTGGCTGACAATGACTGTCGCCGTTACGACACTACGGTCAACCCTTGCGACAGCGTTAGAGAACGCTGGGGTGTGGCAGGTCTTTTCCTTTCCACCTGCCTCACCCATTGCAAACTCAGTAATAATTAACTGGGATTCGCCAATGCTAGAACCTAGCAACAACCAATACAACATTGCACCTAAAGCCAATCTAACAATCACCTGCATTGTGCCTATGCTGGATAATCAAGGTGGGTTGATACAATTAGAGGAAATGGTTACTGGTGTATTTACAAAGTTAGCCGCTTCAACATTGAAGCTAAATGTGTCAAGCGTTTCAGCCCCAGCTGTACTGGCTGAAGCACAGGAAATGCTAACTGCCACAATCAATGTAAGCGCAATCACGAGCTGGAGTTAAAATGACAATAGATATTCCTTCAGAGGATAAAGCTTGGCTTGAAAAAGTCGGGCAAATAGCACCAAAACCAAAGCCAATCACAACTAAGAAAGATGAGGAGTAAGCCTTGAGCGTATTCTTAAATAATAAGGTCGGGGTAAAAATCAACTCCGTAGATTTATCAGATCATTGCACAGCTGTAACTCTTAACCGTTCATTTGACGAGTTAGAGGTAACAGCAATGGGTGACGCAGGTCACAAGTTTGTTAAGGGCTTAGAAGCCTCATCAGTAACAATTTCTTTCCTAAACGACACAGCTTCATCAAAGACACTTCAAACATTACAAGCTGCGTGGGGAACAAATGTTACTTGCGTACTGCTACAGGATTCAGGTTCAGCAGTATCAGCAACAAACCCTCTTTACACCTTCACAGCATTAGTCAACAACACAACCGACATTAACGGTGCAGTTGCTGACCTAGGCACACAAGATGTAACTTGGAACATTAGCGGTACTATTGCAGTAGCGACCACAGGTACTTTCTAAGGAGTTAAATTGTTAGCGTTAAAGATCACCAAGGCTTCAGGTGAGGAATCAGTACATGAGATTTCACCAGCGATTGAGTACGCATTTGAAACCCATCAAAAAATGGGATTCCACAAGTATTTCCGAGATGAGGAAAAGCAGACAGGTCTTTACTGGCTGGCTTGGGAGTGCTTGCGCCGTTCAGGCGAAACTGTCAAACCGTTTGGGGATCAGTTCTTAGAAACCTTAAAAAAGGTAGAAATTGTAGATACTGATACCCCAAATGGGTGACGAGGTATGACCTTACTTATTTGATCGCTTCATTAGCGGTTGAGACAGGCATACCTCACAGCGAGTTTATTAACATGGATAGGTCAATGTTGTTAGCAACCTTGGCGTATATGAAGGACAGGGTTAAACAAATTGAGCAGCACAGTAGAGGTAAAAGGCGGTAAAGCCTTAATTGTTGCGCTGCGCAAATATGATTCTGATTTAGCCAAAGCAGTCAATAAGCGCATTAAATCTTATTTAGAACCTGTAACTCAACAGGCAAGAAGTTATCTACCATTGCGTGCGCCATTATCTAATTGGGGTAAGCCAGTTTCTAGTGCTGACACTATAGATTATCGACCATTTCCGAGATATGACGCAAAAGAAGCGAGAAAAGGTGTTAAATATACAACCACACCTAGCAAACCTAATAAGCAAGGTTTTGTTTATTTAGCACAGATTTACAACCACTCAGCTGGTGGTGCGATATTTGAGACAGCTGGTCGTAAATATCCTAATGGCAGACCAACTTATACAAGTGTCAAAAAGCGTGAAGGTGGCAACCAAGTTTGGCAATATTCCATGCGATCAGGTAAGCAGAGCATTGATTATTACGAGTCAAACAACCCACTTGCTGGATATCAATTTATTCATAGTATGCCTGAGTTATACAAAGTGCCACGCAAAGCAAATCAGTCAGGTCGCCTAAGTCGTATGATGAACGGACGAGTCATTTTTAAGGCTTGGGGCATGACCTACGGAAAAGTAACACCTAAAGTTATTCAAGCATTAGTTGACGCTAAAAGAGAGTTTGATACAGGAAAGAAGGCTGCCTAATGGCTAAAGAGGATTTATCGGTCAAAATTGGTGCGTCTTTTGTTGGCAAGGCTGCGTTTAGACAAGCTGAGAAAAGCATTACCAAACTTGGTAAGCAAGTTGCTGGCTTAGCCCTTGGCGGTGGAATCCTTAACTTTGGTCGTTCCTCAGTACAGGCATTTTACGAATCAGAAAAGTCAGCCAAAGCCCTTTATGGCACATTAACTAACTTAGGTTTGGCTTTTAAGAAAGATGATGTTAACAATTATGTTGACCAATTAAGTAGAGCTACTGGAATTGTTGATGAAACCTTAAATCCTGCTTTACAGGTATTGTTATTAAATACAAGAGATTTGACTAAATCCCAACAATTACTTGGTACAGCATTAGATATATCAGCTGCTACTGGGGCTAATTTAGTAAGCGTGTCAGAAGCTTTGGCAAAAGGCTATATGGGCAACCGCACAGCCCTTGGTAGATTAAACCTTGGCTTAACTAAAGCAGAGTTAGCCGCTAAAGACTTTAATGACATTTTAAGAATACTTGCCTACAACTTTGAAGGACAAGCAGCTGCAGCGGCAACAGGATTTACTGGTGATGTTGACAAAATGCGTGTTGCCATCGATCAATTCAAAGAGGCTATCGGGCAGGGCTTTGTTAGAGGTCTACAAGACGCCAATGGCAACATTGACACAACCACTAACAGCTTTGTCAACCTAGGTAAAGCCCTTGGTAAGTTAATTGAACTAAATGCCAAGGTAAGCCCATTACAGATATTTAATAAGCAATTTTGGAAAGACTTAGCTGGCGACCCATCATTACAGTCAAAGATGAGCGCAGGGTTCACTTACTCACTTGGCACAAATGCTGAGGCTGAAATTGCAGCAAGCAAGCAAAGACGGTTAGACGCTGCTAGATTAAAAATCGAGCAACAGCAATTAGCAGCTCAAAAAGCAGCCCTTAAGATTCAGCAAGATCAAGCCAAGTTAAAGAAATCCCAAGGCATTTTAGATGTTGAACAAGCCAATGTTTTGGCTGCCTTACAAGGCAAAATTACAGCTAACGAGAAGCTACGCCTAGAATTACAGTTGGCTTTACTGACTGGTAATGCTAAGGAAGCAGATCGCCTAAGCAATGAGTTGCTACTATCTCAAGCTCGCTTAACTGGTTTAGCAACCTTTATCAATAACTTACCTAAAGCCTTAAACCCATTTGCTGATTATCCTGCTTATATTAAGATGGCTCTAGACGAGTTAGCAAAATTAGCAGCAGCGCAAAAAGCATTACAAGTTCAGCCTGTTGCTGCGCCATTAAAGACATTAGAACAAGCTAGAACTGAAGCAGTAGCAGGTGTGGCTCAGGTCACAGGTATCTATGAAAGCCTAATGGCTAAGATTGCAGCTACAACCAAGGAAAGCAAACAGGTCACCAACATAACCGTTAATGGTGCAACACAAGGTTTATTAGACGAATTACAGAACGGATTGATTAACAACTCAGCTTCAGGTTCTCAGTCCAAGATCAATAGATTGTCACTAATAGACTAATGGCATTACCAGCGCAATTAAATGTCAGCCTTAACTTCAACTCAGGCGCAACCTTTGGCAACCCATTTACAATAGGCGACCCTGTTAACGGTAGGCTTGGTTACGGCATATTAGGTGACGGTTCAGCCCCTGCATTAGTTATTGATGTGACTGACATTACACGCAGTATCAACATTAAGCGTGGTCGCAATATCCTCAGAGACACATACGAGGCTGGCAGCGCAACTGTAAGAATCTATGACCAAGACGGTAGATTTAATCCTCAGAACACAAGCTCAGACCTGTATGGTCAATTAACACCATTACGCAAGCTAAGAATCTCAGCTACTTATGCTGGCAATTCTTACTACCTATTTAGCGGATACACCACAACTTATGCCTATACCTATGACCAAGCAGAGCAAGTGTCGTATGTAGACATTACAGCTGTTGACGGTTTCCGTTTATTCAACCTTGCCAACATTACAATTGTTACTGGTTCTGCAAATGGTGATGACACAGGCGAAAGAATAGGCAAGATATTAGATACAGTTTCTTTCCCTAACGGTATGCGATCTATAGATACTGGTGACTCACTTTGCCAAGCAGACCCAGCCACAACCCGTACAGCCCTTACTGCCATTATAAATGCAGAGTTTTCTGAGCAGGGTGCTTTCTTTATGAACGCCGAAGGTCAGGCAGTATTTAAGAATCGTGCCAATGTTATTGCTTCAGCTGGTGGCACACCTATTGAGTTTAACCAATCAACTGGCATACCTTACAAAAACCTTAAATTTGCATTTGATGACAAACTGATTATCAACCAAGCCACAATTACCCGTATTGGCGGTACTGCCCAGTTTGCAGAGGACGCTGGAAGCGTTGCAACCTATTTTCCACACAGCGTTAACTACAATGATTTAGTCGTACAAACAGATACAGACGCTAACAACATAGCTCGTATTTATGTGGCTACAAGGTCAGATACTACTATCCGTATTGACGAGATGACTGTGGACTTATTAGACACAGCAGTCCCAACTGACACAATGCTAGGCATTGACTATTTCCAAAATGTTGATATATCCAATATCCAGCCTGACGGGTCAACAATTACCAAGAACCTGCAAGTGCAAGGTGTTGCTTGGGATATAACCCCTAACCGCTGGCTGGGTACATTTACCACATTAGAACCAATTACAGACGGGTTCATCATAGGCAATAGCACCTATGGAGTACTCGGTGATGATATACTAAGCTACTAAGGAGTAATAAATGGCAACAGGTTTTCCAGCTTCAACAGGTGATGTTCTTTCCGCAGCTATGTTCAATGGCTTGGTTACCTTCACCATTAATGCACAATCAGGTTCTACTTACACAGTAGCCAACACAGACCTTTATCAGGCTTTAGTTCAAACAACCAATGCGTCTACTAAGACTGTAACCATTGCACCTGACTCAACTCTTACAGAAGCTGCCACAGGTAGCACAATTACTTTTCTTAATTCAGGCGCAGGTGATTTAACATTTGCAGCAGGTTCTGGAGTAACAATCACTTCAGCTGGTGCAAGTAGTTCTGCACCAAAATTAGCGCAATACAAAACAGCAGTAGCAATTCGCACAGGTGCTAACGCTTGGACTGTTGTGGGTGCAGTTGTCTAATGATTGGTAACATAGTTGCTGGAACTTTTAGCAGTCCGTTTGTTGCCCCAGTAGCAAAAGCAACTGGCGGTACAATAACAAGTGATGCAAATTACTGGTATCACACATTTACTTCATCAGGAACATTTACACCATTAGAGTCATTGACATGTGATTATTTAGTTATAGCTGGTGGTGGTGCGGGTGGTGCTAATTACGCTGGTGCGGGTGGTGGTGCGGGTGGACTTCGCTCAACCGTAGGAACAACTGGTGGTGGCGGAAGCTTAGAATCTGCTCTTAGTTTAACTGCACAAGGTTATACAGTTACTATTGGTGCGGGTGGTACCGGAACAAGTGGTGCGGGTGGTAATGGAAGCAATTCAGTTTTTTCTACTATTACTTCAACTGGTGGTGGCGGTGGTGCCGATAACTCAGTAGGTGCAGGAAGTAATGGTGGTTCAGGTGGTGGTACTGGATATGGCGCACAATCAGCAGGAAGTGGGACCGCCAATCAAGGTTATGCAGGTGCAAAAGGTTCTGGTGCTGGTCAAGGTACAGCAGGTGGTGGCGGTGGTGCTGGCAGTATAGGTGGTACGGGAACAAGTACGGCTGGTGGTAATGGTGGTAGTGGAGTATCCATTTCAGCATTAGCAACAGCTACTTCAACTGGTGTTAGTAATTATTACGCAGGCGGTGGCGGTGGCGCTATTGGTGGTACTGGAACAACTTTTGGTACAGGCGGTTCAGGTGGTGGTGGTAATGGTGGTTCAAATCCAACACCTACATATCCAACAACAGGCACAGCTAATACAGGCGGTGGTGGCGGTGGTGGCATGGGTAACGTTAATGGCGCCAATGGCGGTTCAGGATTGGTCATTGTGAGGTACGCTAAATGAGTCATTGGGCGGAAATTGACCAAAACAATATTGTAAAACGAGTTGTAGTTTGTGACAATAATGATCCAGCGGGTGACGAAGGTTATCAATGGCTATTAGATAACCTCGGTGGTACTTGGATTAAAACTTCATACAATGCCAAAATCAGGTA